GAAGCCAAGCTGGTAGTGGTGAACGGGTTCATCAGGTAATACTTGTCACCTGACATGGGAACACCAACGCTGTCCATCAGAGCGCCAGCGCCAGCTACGTCTGACCATGCATCAACGGCAGTGCCGTGGTTACCATATTTCAGGGAGGAGTTCTTGAGCATATATGCGGCAAGATCAACTTCCAGATCGGTAACGATACGGCGGGCCATCGGGGCCAGAATTTCGTCAAGCTGATCCAGTTCCAGCGCTTCTTCTACGTTGCCCCATTCGGTAGCTACGGTGAAGTAGTTCTGGACAGTACCAGTTGCCTTACCAGCGATGATGTCAGACTTGGTTGAAGAACTGATGTCACCACCAGCGGTGCGGATTGAGTTGTAATCATGCGGACGCTTGAAGTCAACAGTTGAGCCGCTGGAAGGATTAAACTTGCCAGACAGCAACTGCGTGTCAACGGTCTTGGTTACAACGCGATTGCTTTCAAACGCATCCAGAAAGACGCGAGCGACTTTCCGGGTTACGTTACTATTAAGATTGTTAGCCATTGTGAGTCACCTCTATTCAAAAGTGGCTCCTGACGGCCCCCTTGGCTTGGGGGATATTCCTGCGCCTTGCGGCGTTTCAACAGGGTCTGGAGCCTGATTTACCTTACGTTTCAGGGCAACAGCCTTTGGCTTTATCTCGGTAGCGATTCTGATCGCCGCCTCCATCGGGGACAAGTTTCGGATGTTCTCAAGTTCCATCAGATTCTGCGATAAGTATTTGGTAATCAGTGGGCCTTGCTCATCCTCAATAATGAAGTTGACCAAGTCGTTCTGAATACCAAAATTACTGACCGTGGCTCCAGCCACTTGCAGTTCTTCTGGCTTGATACCCATCTTGGTTGCCCGTGATGCGTATGCGGCAATCTTGCCGTTCAAAGCCTCTTGCTGTTGTAGGCGCTTCTCCTCTGCCATACGCTCTTGCTGTTCATACAAATAGCGCTGTTGGGCATCGAAAGCGGCGGCCTGCTTTAACCGCTCGTCCCTTTCTGTTACCGCTCGCTTGTATTCCTCATCGGATATAGAAAACGGGTCTGGCATCTCTGGAACTTGCGGGCGCTGTTCCTTCGGCATCTGTTGCAGTAATTTTTCCCGCTCACGCTCTAGTGCCTCTGCCCTGCGCTCGGCCTCCCGAAACTTCAGGGTTTTTTCAGCAATAGCCTGATCGAAAATTCTCTGCTGTTCTTCCGAAAAAACAACTTTTTGTTTCTGGGTTTCCCCAGACCCCGGTGATGAGTCGGAATCAAGACCTTCGTCTTGATCTTCAGCCTCTTGCGTATCCTCAATCTCAACTTGATCTGAGTCGGATTCTTCAACGTAATCGTCTGGTTGCATCTCTGCCATGATTTTGCCCTTTGTAGGTAAATGCCGTGAATAAGGTCACGTTCCTGCCGTGGATAAGGCCACGTTCCTTCTGCTAGTGTATCACCGTCTACAGTGACACAGCAATACTGTCAATTATTCTTTTCTTGACGTTGTCCTGATAGTGCGCTACCGCCAACCAAGCTACCGCCAGCTATGCCAGCCAAGATATCGCTGGAATTCTTTTTGGATGGGTCAAATTTCGCATACGTTGATCTGATTCGAGATTCGTAATCGGGGAATGTGATTATATGCTGGGTGTCTGGGTTCACTCCGGCCATTGACTGCCCATAACTGCGGCCAGTTCCAAATTTGGTGTCCACCGTATTATCTATAACGCCCTCATACCCCAAATTCTTAAGAACTTGAGCAGATATACCACCGGGTGACACCATATCCCCTGTATAGTCATCATAAGCATCTGTTATGTGCCTTCTGATTGAGTAATCGAGATCGCTCAAATCAAGTTGACCATCAGCCAAATACTCAGAAACATCCGACATAACCATTTCAATCTGATGGGTTGACTGATATGCATCGGTGTCTGAAATCGCATCGTAAACCTTCTGATATAAATCATCTGATGCCTCATTGAGCGCCTCATAATACTCATCGCTGTAAGGTGTTAAACCCTTTGTGCCAGACAAATCAATGTCCAGAGTAGTGCTGTCTGGCCCGCCAATCACTGCATACTTTTCGGTGTTGATTCGCAGGGGATAAACAATCCCTCCTTCTGCGTCACCAACAAGCATTTTCCTTGCAATAGCTTCAGCGACACCCGCCTCATCACGGTTATAATCTTCGAGTGTAAATCCATACTCAGAAAGCAGTTCATCTGGATAATCAGATAGGGCATCAGCAACACGCTCAGACTCTGTTTCAATCCTGCCTGTCAGGTCAGGCCCAACACCTGCATAGTTTGTATTTACATCGTCTATGCTAGTGGATGCGTATGTACCTCTACCCCAATCGTTCTCTGGATTTGAAATGTCGCCTCTAAATCTATCTATATCGTGAGTTGATCCGCTGTATGCCTCCGTTGTCATACCCATCTGGTCAGCCCTCTGCATCCTTGCGTCATAACTCATGTCTAAGTCGTTTAGGGCTGAACGCGCCAATCCCTGCGGGGCTGGTGGCTGGATGTCTGCCGGGCTTCTGATCAACTTTGTAACAGCAGACTTTAACTGCGGGGTTATGTCGTAATTGCCAGCATCTTCCGAAAGCACTGTAGATATTGCCTGCGCCGGGTTGTCAAATCCCAGCCCATCTTCTTTCCAAAGCGCCTTTACAAGATTCTTGACATTACCCGGCAGTTCTTTCAGTGACTCTGGAGTCATCAATTCTTCCCAGCTAATGTCATAAGAAAATGGCCAAGATTCGCGCACCGCACTTAGCGTTTCGTCAAGATCATATCTGTTCATCTTGGAGAATCCGCTAACAACTGCTACACCAGTTCCCAGCTTGCTACCTGATGCGAGTATGTTTGAGCTGCCGCGCTGGGCTGGGTCGAATGCTGCGCTGGTTGATCGGATGTTTTTTGGGTCAAATATCAAAACCTCACCACCAACTTCTCTTCCAGTAAATCCCCTCTCCGCAAGCACATCGTTTGCTCTTGCTCTCCACGCCCGAACCGCCTCACTTCCAGTTAAATTTGGCATTTCAGATCTAGCAACATTGTATGCGTCATCAAAATCCTGAATCCCAGCAAGCTGCCCTCTGTAATTCAGTGGCATTGCTATTGCTTTGCTTTGGTCAACATATCTTTCACCATACGATGGTATTGGCGATGCATAAACCCCAGCGCCCAGTTTTCCTTCGGTAGACGGTATAAATTCTTCAATATCTGGCGCTTCCGTCCAGTGATATACGGGCCTGTCTGGGTTCCAGTCGCCTTCTACCGCCCTCTGCATGCGTGCTGCGTGGGACATGTCGAGATCGCCAGTCTGGGGGGTCAGTCTGGCATTCTTACTACCAACCATACCCAGAACAACTGATCCCGGCGTTGCCGCCCTGACAGCCTGCACTCCTGCTGGAGCGCCACCTACCATAGCGATAGTCGGATCAAACTCTGTGACCCCCCCTGTCTCTGGGTTGTATGCTGTGCCACCCAAAGCGGCGGCGGTGTACTGGTCTTTAAAAAGTTCCTCTACACCTCTAAGCGCAGTCTGGACAGTTTCAGTAGCTTGTTCCCGGTTATTGCCAATGTCGTAGAGGAAATGCAACGCGTTTTTCAGGCCACGGTACAATGGTGAATAGGTGGGGTCACGTTCAGGCTCGCCGTACTGGGCTGGGACAGTTCTGATCTCGACTGCTGGGCCACGCCGTGTTTCTGTGTAGCCCTCAACCAACTGTTGCTCTGGCGACAAGATTTCACGGCGAACAGGCATAAGAAAGCCAAACAAGCCTTCCCCGCCGTATTCGTACTGTCTCAATGCAGACTGTTCAGCCATCAGCCCTGCCCACGGTAAGCCTTGTAGCTACGCTTCTGATGCTTGCTCATGGTGCTGTGCTTTCGCGCACCGTGGCCTATGGACGTGCCTTTCACGCCCTTGCCTTCCTGCATCAGTTCGTAAGTGTTGCGCTCGGTTTTCTTAGCCACGCCTGAACATTCCTATCATCGGGTTAGCCAGTTCCTGCGCCTTCTTGACGTTATCAAGCTGGACGCCTTCGGTCTGGACACCTTCCTTCGTGATCTTGGCTCCAGCTTCCTGCGCCTTGATCTGGGTGTTCATGCGGTCAGTCTGGGCTTTGAATACGTCAACCTGATTGTCGGCCTGATCGTTCTGGGCAGACATCTGGGCCTTCTGAGCCTCAAGCTGTAGCTTCATCTGCTCATTCTGAACCTTCGCCTGCTCGATCTGGGCGCGAGCCATCTCGGCCTGACCCTTCATCATCTCAGCCTGCGCCATGATGCTTGCCGGGTCTTGCTGTTGACCCTGCTGGGCCATCTGCTGTTGCATCTGGGCCTGTTCTTCATCGGTCATCTGAGAGGCCGGGATCATGCCGGCCTTCAGCATCTGATCACGCTTGCGTTCAGCAATCTGGTCAGCAGACGGGGTGTTGATGTTTTGCATCATGATGTCCCCGGCGATTTGCATGATGGACGGGTCAACCTTCGCCATCTCGATGATCATTTCCAGCGTTTCCTGCTGGCGGTTCTTGAAGCTGGGGCCAGCCTTACAAATCACATCGTACACGCCCTGCGACAAGTCGTTCAGGGTCACGATCTCGCCTGTGGCGTTGTCAATGACGCGCTGGTTGATGGTTTCCATGTCGTAGGTTTCATCTTCGTACAGGACGCGCATGGTGCGCTCGGTGTCGTAAACCTTCGGTATGGAATCGACAAGAATCTTGCCTGCGGCGGCAATGGCAAACTGCACGGCCTTGTTGTATTTGTAGGTGGAGTTGTCGCCTTTGTTCTGCAACGCGCGAATAGCCACGCCCGACTGAAGGCCGGGGTTGTCACCCATGTTGGCGGCAAACATTCCAGCCGAATAGCCAATCATACTGCGCATGGCTTCGGAGATTGTCCGCAGGCCGGGGTTGATCTGTGCGCCACCGTTCTGCTGGGGCGGGGCCGGGGATTCCGGGTCTACGTTGTAGAACTGCACCGGATCGGAGTTGGTGTTCAGGGTGGACAGCGAATCCTCATGGCCTGCCGCCTGCGCCAGAGTCATCCAATACTTAGCCCTTGGGGCCAGTGCGCCTTCTTCAATCTCACGGCTCATGGAGTAGTTCAGGACACGCTGGGGGTCTAGCAGTTTCTCAACCACGCCCCAGTAGATTGTCTTGTTCTCGAATATCTTAAAGTTGCCATACATCGGCACAATGGGGATGCGGTTGAACACAGTGTCGTGGTCATCTTCCAGCCAATCCTTCGCGTCAAAGAACCGGGAGCAGACTTTGCTGACCTTGCGCTTGCGGCGCTTGATCTCAGTCACGCCAACCATTGCCATATCATCGACAACCTTCTCGTAGTCCTCATTGACTTCGTAGGTCTGGCCGTTGGACATCATGACCAGTTCGCGTTCCTCTTTTTCAACGTACAGCAACTCACCGATAACAACGACTTCAGCTTTGTCGTAATAGGCATCGCCGTCCCGGTCATCAGGGACAGACTCGCCCTTTGCTTCAGGCCAGCGGCGCTCAAACTCATCCTTTGCCACGGCGTGTAGGACGAATGCGTAGCGGCTGTCGCTCTTGTCTTGACGCTCTGCGGCAGGGTCAAACCAGACCCGGTCAATGGCATTGCCGATCTTCTCAATGCAAAGGTCTTGGTCAAAGGAATTATCGTCAACGTACTTCTGGCTCACACGAAACGCATCGAATCCACATACGATCATGCCTCTAGCGGCACTTGAATACACTTCTTTAGCGTTGGACATATTCTCGATGTTTCGGATGATCCCGTCATACGTCAACGCAATGTCCTTGGTTGCGTTCCCACCAGCGGGTGATACTCGGATGTCAAAGTCTGCCTGCTCGATCTCACCGGCAACCTGATCCACGATGGGGCAGACCATGTCGAAAGTGTAGCGGGGCTTGTTGATATTGGCGTTCCACCAGTAGGGTTCCCACTGGCCGTCACGCTTGTCGATGAACAGGTGCGCCTCACGGGCGCGTTCGCGGTTGTCGTGGTCAGCGTCCTGTGCCGCCGACAGCATATTCATTACCGACTGATGATCATCATAGCCGTATGCTTTTTCATCGGAGTCGCGTTCTTCTTTGCGCTCCGACTTGCTTTCTTCGTATTCGTAATCATCAGCCATGATTAGCCCATCCCGTGAAATTTATTTTTGCCACTTCAGCCTTCTTATGTTTTGGCGAAAACATACTCATCATCAGAGCGTCGCCCATATTCGGCGATGGCAGTTCGTATGGTTTCTTAGCCATGTCAATCTTCGACATTATCTGGATTTTACCATTATTGCTACGCTTTTGTGGAATCCTACATACTTCTGACCGTAGTTGATCAAGATTGTCGATGTCAGACGACAGTGATATTAGTTCGTCCGGGTCAATGTATTGCTTCTTCTCAACGGCTCGGTAGGTGGACTCGAACCGCTCGCGTAGCTTCCACCAGTATTGCGCCCGCTTGTTCACGAACGTGTCTTTGTTGGTCTTGCTGTCCTTCCCGCTGTACGGCGAGTTCGGGTCATCAGGTGATTCCGATCCCCGGAACATGAAGCGCTCGATCTTGGTGTTCTCAAGTTCTTGGTCAACCTGACGCTTCAGGCTGATGCCCAACCCGTCACAGTCCCAGACAAACCAATCTGCGCCGTCACTGCGGCATCGGTCAAGCGCCCAATCCATGCCTTCGTTGCTGTCTCCGGTGATCTTCTCGCATACATCCAGCACGACTGAGCCTTTGCGCACTGCATAGCCCTTCGAGTCTCCACCCTCATCGCTGGGGTCATGGCTGGCGATAACTGCGCCTGTGGCCTCAAAGCCCAGCTTCTTATGAGCGTCTATGGCGGCATCGAACCACTCTACCGGGATTATCGAGTCCTCAACGGAATCAAGATACTCACCCTCCCAAATGTGGTTATACATGGCTAATGACATAGTCTGCTTGTCGTGCTTGCGCTCGTCATCTAGCACTGCTGGGAAAAATGGGTTGTCCGAATGGTTCAGCATCACTATGGTGTGAAGCTCGTCCTCATAGTATCCGTCCCGGCGTAACTGCTTCTCAAACGGCTTCAGGAACCGCTGGCTGAACGCATCAGCCGAACTGCGCGGGTTAGCCGTCATCCATATCTCGGAGCCTTCCTCACGTAGCGTTGGTGTCAGAGCTTTCAGAGAGTTGAAGCTGATGGTTTGCGCTTCCTCTACCCAGAAACGATTGAAGCCATACATGGATTTGACCCCCTCAGGGTTCCTTGCAAGACCTCTAAATTTAAAGGCCACGTTGCCGTTGTAGAGTATCTGGTTGTTCTGTACCTCAAAGCCGGGAAGGTTTAACCGCTCTATCTCTCCCGCCAGTAATGCGTGTACACTGTCGTCAATGCTATTCTGGTATTCGCGGAAGCAAGCAATTTTTGAGTTTCTTGTCATGACATCCATCAGGCACAGATTTGCGATGCTCATGCTTTTCCCTGAACCCCTGCCGCCGAACGCGATACGGAAGCGGGCTGGCCTTTCTACAAAGCGCAGTAACTTCTCTGGGAGTTGCATGGTGGGCATATTTTATTCGAACACTGGCCGCTGTTTCTTCCTGCCCTTGTCCCGGTTGGCGTGGCTGTAGGCGATGGCGACAGCTTGGCTGGGCTTCTTGCCGGCGGCTATCTCCATGCGGATATTCTCTGCGATCACCTTTTTACTCTTGCCCGGCTGTAATGGCATGGTCTGCTCCCACGATTTCTATTGTCCACTTGGTATCAGTCTCGATGGGTGCGCCATCAATTCCGCTGATCTCACGGCGCTCGGTTTCCTTCCAGCCTGCTTGGGTTTTCAGGTAGAACTGGGCGGCCTGCACGTTGCCGTTCTTGGCTTCCCTGATGAGCGATCCAGCCACGTCAATGACGGCCATTGCCTTCCCCCGCCTATAGGCTTCATTTACCTCTGGCTGGTTCTGACAAATCTTGTGGAAGGTGTTGAAACATATGCCGAAATAGTCAGCGATCTGTTGCTTCGTGCATGAAGCGGCTAAGACCTCAACTTTGTCGGCTTGCTCTTTATCAAATGTGATACACGGTTTCATATGCTCCGTGATTTTATCACATCCGATAGAAGATATGTCTACCAATTTTTATTGTCGGGCGTAAATGCTTTGCCCAGTCTGGCTGGACGTAGTCGGCGTGGTAATGGGTGGCTTGGTTGGTCAGGTCTGGGTACAGGTCAAAGTAAACTCCAACCGCAATGATGACTGCCTGACCGTAGGCTTCCCGGTTGGCTATTGTCTCTGGCTTGCCGTCACACCAGTAGGTGAACTGGCACCGGTATCTTCTCTCCCCTCCCTGCTTGATTACTTCACAGGGGGTATCAGGGTATAGGTGGCTTGCCACTCTTGACATAACCACCTGCCCAGTTGCTATCTGGCCTTCGCGTGGCTCTGACCTACTCTCATGGTAGATCAGTTCAGCTAGACAAATGAGCGATTCCAGTAGCATGACAAGAGGCGCACATCCTTGTGCTACGGAGATCAGATGTTTTCAATGTATTTTTTGGTGAAGGCCATGCAGTCGTCCATGATTAGCCTGCCGTAATCCATTTCTGGCTCTGGCGTTTGGTTGCACTGGATCAGGTAGCCCTCATGCTCTGCAATCAGGTGTTCTGCATAGTGGCGAGCATTCTTGCGGATAATCCCGGCCATCTTGGCAAAGTCGTCAACATCGGCAGTGCGGACAGCGGTTGCGATTAAATTTTCTTCATCCGGGCCTTCCCAGAGTTCTCCCTTGAATTCGTAAAACTGCAGAATCCACCCCATGACCAACTTGTAGCCAAGTTCTGACGTATACAGTTCGCCATCCTTGTCGAAAAATTCTTGCACGTTATCGCTCAAAAGTTGCTTCAGTTCCATGTCGTTCCCCTTATATCATTATGTAAATCAACATCATGCCAGCTATGAAGGCCAGCAATCCAAGACCGCCAAGCACTTCGCCCATGATTTCTTTGGTGGTCATATCGCCAAACAGCTTGTTTCGCAAGTTCATTTTATTCTCCGCTGTTGTTATCGTAGTCATCGAAAATGTCATCGTGGTCACAGTCACAGCCACCAACACCGCAGGAACCGCAAACCCTTTCGCTGTAGGTGTAGGTGTCATGCTCATCGTAGTAGATATCGTTCATTTTATTTTCTCCAGTTTCCTTTAGGGTTGGGGGCCGTAGCCCCCGGTTATGATTATTTGCGGCTTCCTACTCGGTTCCCATATTTATCCATTCTTCCCAATGAGCGCCGGAGTAATCAACTTCGGGCCTCATTATTTTTAAGTCATTAAAATATATTCTTCTCATAGCCCTGTCTGTCTGGTCATGGAATGCCTGTAACTTAGAGAAAGCAGGACGATCATGTCGTATTATTTCAGGTATACTATCTTCAAATTCATCACAGAGTTCATAGACATCTCCCTCAAAATCCATTAATTGTTTATCAGTATGGTCTAATAACCAGCCTATAGCGCAATGTTTGTTGCCTATGCCATAGATGCAATCTCCAACAACATCAGTACATCTATCGCCCTGCTCTACAATCTTTTTAACTGCAAAATTTAATGATTCAGATAAGTTCATTATTTTTCTCCGTTTCAGGAAACACTCATTTGCTTCCATGATTAGTATTCTAATCCTTTGTTGACCTATGTCAATACCCGCAGGCCAAAAGATGCCGGCGCAAGTCTTTGATTTTAGTATCTTTTTCTTTTTGCGTTAGCAATATTTCGCGAAATGATGAAATTTATTACCTCTGGCGGGACAGTTTCCACTCTCACCCTGTCCAGACTCCGGGGCCAGACACCGAACTTCTTCTTGTAAGTCCACGCCGCCCAGCCGTCTTTATAGCCCTGTTCCTTTCCGTACTTAGAAAGCGATGCCATCCAGAGCGACTTGGTTTCCTTACTGACCTGCTGTGGCTTGCTGTCGTCCAGCTTGACCAGCATGGTTCCGTCTGACTCCAGCGCCTCCCTGATGGTGATCTTGAAACCGCAGACACAGGAAAGCCCCTGCATGATCTTGCCGCACCGGGGGCAGTCCCTGACCACATCGTCCTTCTTTTCCTTCTTCTCGATCTGGCCTGCTTCGCTGAAGCGCTTTTCCTTCATGTCCAGTTCAGATGGCTCCATCAGGTGCGCAAAGCCGAACCTGTTTACGTTGCCACTATGATCAAGATAGATGCCATAGGGTTTGTCAGGGTGGGTACGTTGGATTCTGCCCGCCCGTTGCTGGTACGCGATGGCTGACTTCGTGCCGTAGCAATCAATCAAACATCTGGTCTGCGGGCTGTCGTAGCCTACTCCCAGCAACTTAGAGCAGGACAGTATCTTAAACTCGCCGGCCTCATGCGCCCGGTAGATTTCTTTGCGTTCCTTCTCTTTGGTATATCCGTCAATATGGCGGGCTGGGATGCCGTGATCGTTGAACATCTTGACCATGAACTCGGAATGCTTGATGCTGGGGCTGAAAGCGATTGTCTGGGCGTTCTCGCCGTGTTCAAGCCAGTTCCTGACGATGTCCCCGGTCAGCTTGTCATCGGCCTCTACAGCCTCTGCCAGAGCGTCCGGATCATAGTCTGATCCCCCCGTTCCCAGCGCCTTTGTTCTCAGCTTGCTTACGTCAACGCTCCTGCCGCCATAATAGTGTACGGGGGCCAAGTAACCCTGCTCCAGCAACTCCGCTTGGCGCACCGGGACGATCATCTTATCCCAAATGAGTCCCAACCCTTTACTGTAAGGCGTGGCTGACAGGCCGACAAAGTGCATCTTGGGGCCGTCCCACTTCGCCATCATCTCGGTTAGAGACTTCCACGGGACATGGCACTCATCCCAGATCGCTAGTTCAAAGTCCAGCCGGTCATAGCCACGGCGTGTTATCGTTTGTACAGAACAAATCTGCACTGGGGCTTTGGGATCAGCCGCCCAGTGATCGGCCTGCTGGACACCATAGTGGATGCCCCATTCGTCAAAGACTTTGAGCGTCTGGCTGACCAGCCGAACCCTGTCGGCAAAGAAAGCCACTTTGCGGCCACTGTCCATAGCCTGCTTGGCCATGAAGGCCGCAGTGTGTGTTTTTCCGAAACTACAGCAAGCCGCCAGCAGAACCTTTTTGTGGCCCTCCCTGAAGGCTTCGCGGATCATTTCGATTGCTTTTTCTTGGTGTTCTCTCAGTTCCATGTTTTCTCCAGACAAAGTTAGCCCATTTTCTCCCGCGAAAGTCCAGTGGCGCTGGAGGCTCTCTCGCGTCCGGGTGACCCCGGTAGTCCGTAGACTAGATACTCATTCCCCGATCCACAGTGGTGAACCGATCTCCCGCCAGCCTTACGGCTGGGTTGCCTATCTCGCATCCCGTCCAGTTACTGGTTTCGCGGGTGCCTGTTGACATGGGCGGGTCAGCGCAGGCGTTTTGGATGCTCGATTCGCCCGTTTCCGGGGCTACATTTCAGGATATAGCTTTCCATGAGCCAGAGTTGACAGTCAGGCTTTGCCACACTGGTCAGTGGTATATGTAGGTAAGTTTGACTAGAAGTTACACAAGATGTTGTGTTGGGGGCAAAAGTGTCAGATAATTCCCCACGTCGGGTATCTGATTCTTTCGCCTACACTTCTAGTCGGATTTTAGGTATTCCCACATACCACCGACAGTTTCATTTTCATGTTTTTCTCCTTGAAAGTAAAGCAATAAGTTAGCCCCGGTAGACCCCCTTCCTGCCGGGGCTTTTTTTTCAGACCGTTCTTTCCCTTCCAATCGCTTTGTCAAATCCCTTGCAAGCTGGGCAGTACCACCCAATTCTGACCCAATCCGGTGCCTTAATTACTTCTTGTGCGGTTCCCCCGCAAGCGCATGATTTCTCTGACATTTCTCCGTGTTTTTTGTGCGTCTTTTGCATAACTTGATGATCCTCTGTAAATCGTGAATGGTATAGTGGCGGGGCCGATCATCTTGCTCCAGACGCTCCACGATTTCAAGACGACATCGGTCAACCAAGCCCTTCCGATATTCCACGACATTGCCTGAAAGATGCCTGTTACATCGGACGCACTGGGCGTGGCAGTTGTGGATGTGGAACCGTAGATGCGGAGCAGACCCCGTTGACCTGTAGTGGCCAGCGTCAAAAGCCCCGCCAAGCACTGTGGCGCCCTGTGTGGCCCCACAAGAGATGCAGGGCTTACCCCTATCCCTTACCCTTATGTACTCGTTAAACGCCTTCTGCGCCAATCTGAGCCATTCTGAGCGGGTTCTGAGTTTTTCCTTCTTCTCACGGGTTTCTTTGGCCCTGACTTTCTTGACAAACTGCTGGGCTTGGGCGCTCTTTGAATACTCGATCAAATGCTCAATTGAGCAGAAAGATTTCAGCTTGCTGTGGATCGCTTCTGATTCAGCCGTTTTCGCCCGACATAGGGCGCATCTCCGTGTTCTCATCCAGTGCGTCCCCAAAAGGCTTCACGAAACAGCGATGGTAGGTCACGCCAAGTGACACCATGAACGTGTACATCTCTTTAATTTCCTGCCGGGTGTACTGTTCCAGCCCGACTTCAAGCATTCCTTTGGCTTTGTGGACTTGATCCATGAAATCTCGTTCAATCTCCATCTTCCACCTCTATACGGCGACAAATGACAACTCCAAATAGTGCAATGGTATCAGATCGCCAACAAAAGCATACCTGCAATGAACCAACTCTTTGAAGCCGTCAACGACATCCCCCGCTTTTGCCTCAAAGGTTTTCCTGCCGGCCCACCAATCATCCTTGTCCTCCCAGCCCAGCAAAAATACTTCGTCAGATGTGCAGTATGTGAAGATGTAGGTGTCGCAGTCCTGATTCTGCTGGGAATATGGAATTCTCACCATATAGTGCAACTGGGGCTGGCCGACTGAATGCTTTGTCTTGACATCAATCTTTTGGCCGCAAACAACAAAGTCGTGATCCATGCTTGTGTCTGCAACGTAGTCAAAGTCGTGGCCCAATTCTTTCAGCCAGTGGCCGACAGCCAGTTCACCAATCGTCCCGGCGATCTGGCCTTCCCCTCCCTCTTTGATCGTTGTCTCGTTGAACTCATGGCCGGTATATTTTTTCTCGGCGTATTTTCTCCACGCATCAGCTATCTTGTAACGGATCATTTTTACCCTCCGTTGGCCACGGCACATAAACACCAAACTTCTCACCAAGATGCCGGCTCAAAACTTCGTAGACCTTCACATACTCCACGGTGTTGGGTTCCGTTGTCGAATCTTTATCCAGCATCAGTTTCTGGATCGGCTTCCAGAGATGCTCCTTCGCATTCGCCACCGTCCACGGGATTTCCGTTTCCTGTTTCAGAACGGCTTTCATGTCCAGCCCAGCATCATTGAGTTTGTGCGCAAGCTGGCCCAACCACAGATGTAATGCGTTGTTCTGTGCCGGGCTTCGCTTCTTCCCAACCGTCCATGTAAAAGTCAGGTAGTGGTTTTCCCGATACATCTTCTCCACGTTCTCAATAAACTGATCTTTTGAGAAATCGCTATTCACTGTCCACGCTTGCACCTGTCAGCACCTCCACATCAACACCAAGTTCTGCCGCAAGCGCTTCAGCAATGTTCTGTCGTACCCGCTTGGCTTTGGTGATTTGGTTAATTCTCTGCCTGCTCACACCAAGAACTCTTGCAAGATGGGCCTGTTTGATTCCACGGCGATTAATAATTTCTAGTAAATTCTGTCCAAACATATCACTACTCCAAAAGAAGGGGGCTTGCGCCCCCGACAGTTAAAACGGCACATCCAGCCCAAAGTCATCAGACTGCGTAGACTTTGGCGCTTCAGCCTGCTTCTGCTTTTGCTTCAGCTTGATGCGAACACGGGGCTTCTTGGGGTTTTCTTCCAATTCTTCTTTTGGGGTGACAAAAACATCCAAGAAATATTCAACCCCGTTGACCATTGCAGACCCGGTGAATGGCGCTTGCCAGTCCTCCGTTTTCTTGTCATTGGCCCAAGCCGCACCCTGATTGTCGTTGTTATACTCAGTCATCGCTTTCTCCTTTGAAAGACAGATAAATTAGTTGTTGGTTGATTGCCCGGAGCGCGGCATTCCATGCCGTGATCCAGACCTGTTTGATTGCCTCATCTTCATCCTGCCACCGGAGGCCAGTGGTCTGTTCAAAAATGTGCGGGAGCATATCCATCATTGGCTCCTGAAATTCTTGGATGCCTTTTTGATGGTCACACAAACCGCCGTGACGTATTCCTCAAGCAGTTCGATGTAAGCATCATTACGCTCGACTCTGGCCATGACGATCCTCATGTCCGGGTGATATGCCACGAAATCGAGCCATTTTCGGCCCGTGATCCATAGCTGGCCCTGACACTGGGGGATGTACTTGCTTGGCAGTTTGTCGTCACCATCCCTCAAATAACCCACCATAGTGGAGGCTATCGGGCATTTGATTTCCAAGAGTCCATCGTCACCCACCAAGCCGTCCGGGCTGGCTCCGCAATCCAGCGTATCGTGCAGGCACAGCCCCACTTCTTCAACGTCCTGCCCGGTAATCAATTTATAAACATCACGGGCTTCTGGCTCCAGATCAATGCCCCTCTGCATCGCATCGGTTACTGGTACGGGAATTGACTTTCCTGTAATTAGTTCAGCCACCAACTCGTTGATGTAGGTATCCGCGCCAGCCGCTGACTTCCCGGTAGGTGTAATGATGCGGTGGAAGCTGGAGGCGGTGGGTTTCCCCAGCCGCTCCATGTACCAGCCCTCTGTTCTTTGCTCATGCTGACTCAGCCGCATTGCGCACCTCCACGATCTTCTCCATCTTCTTTGCCAGAACTGAAATTGCATTTTGGTATTTACCATTGCGCAGTTCGTCCAGCTTCTTGACCTTGTAGTGCGTCATGAATTGATCGAGATCGGTTTCCGTGGCATCAAGCAGATCAAGAAGGTTGTCCATTTCATCTTTGGTCAGCGGCTTCTTGGCAACCTCTGCTTCAGGCTCTGGCAACTCCTGACCGGCGTAAATGTACAAGCCCAACCCATGCAATCCCAAGCACTTGGTCACGCATCTCATGCGAGCGTCATTGATCTGGCGGGCGTTGGGGTTGGTGATGGCGTTATTGCGGTTATCCATCACCGGGAGCCACATTGACTGCGTGGACGATTGATCGCCCTCTTTGACAGTGACCTCACAACGCACTTCCATCGTGCCATCGCTGAAGGTCTGTTCCTTCTTAATTTTGATTGAGGATTCAGGGAAATGGTTCTTCAGAACAGTGAACGCCCATGCCCAAGACAGGTAGGTCAGGTTGCCTTTCTTTTCGGTATGTTCGTTGACATTTATGGCAGAGAGGGTCTGCCAGACCTTTGCTTCAAATGACATAATATTCTCCAGTTGTTTTAGTAAAGCAGGAGAATATTATGCCTATTATTGACCTATGTCAACCGATACTTTGGTACTCACCAGTGCGAATCATGGCCGCCAGTTCTTTGGCCCGGTTGCCCACCTGATCGGCCCACCTGCTCCGCAGGAACTCGGTGGATGCGGTGTCATAGTCATCGCAGGCCATCGCCCCAAGCGCCATAGCGAAGCCCTTTAGCCGGGTGATGCCGATGTTGAAGCAGATATCAATCATGGCATCCCGGCGCACATCGTCCAACCCGGAGAACCACGGGAACTCCCGGCCCAACTCAGATGCGCATCGAGCGATGTCATTTTCCAGCAGGTAGTCGATCTCATCCTGCGACAACCCAAGACCGCCGGCGGGATCGATATTGCGCCCAACGCCAACAGTGATCTTGCCACTGGTGCATTTGTAGGCGTGAGTCTCTACGCCCTCATGTCGGCGTAGCATTTCGGTAAGTTTACTCATTTGTCAGGCTGGTGTGATGCGCCAAAATAAAAACTGATAACGGCGCTAACCAAGCCGCCCAGATATCCCAGCACCAAGTTAATCAGTTCCATCGAGTTCTGCTCTGGCGGCATGATCGTTACCATAGAAATGTATGAGCAGAAGAAAAGCACCATGATCAAGCCGATAGACTTAGCCGTCCAGTCGCGGGAGAAGTGCTTACGGGCGTCCTGCTTGTCTTGAACCTCAAGCGCAAATACGTCCAGCCCGATTTCAGCCATTCTCGATTCAAACTTCAGTTCGGCCTTCTTGATTTCTGCAAGCTGTTCCGGTGTAACTGTCTCAAACGCTGTCTCAATGGCTTTTGGAGTCGGTTCACAACCCAATACGCCAGCCAGTACCTGACCAGCCATGCCGCCTAAAGGGCCGCCCATTGCGCTACCGATGGTAGGCGCAATACCCCCGATCAGTCCTTTTAGCTTTTCAAATTTCACCAGTGCCACCCGTTTCTATGCCACGCACAAACTACACGATTATGGTTACGAACAGGACGATCATTACAACGGTTATCACGCCCAAGCAGGGATCGCAGTCGCCGTGTACCTTTTTGCCAATGCGTTCTAAAACTTCCAGCGCTTTTTGTTTGATCTTGTCCATCTTTATTTATCCTGTTTTTGCTCAAGTCTTTTGAAAATTGCCGCCAACATATCCTTAATTTCTTTGACATCTTCACGGTAATCATCCTTCTGAACATACTTGCTGTGCATTTGACGCTCCAAATCCAGCATATCAACCTTTAGCTTTTCCACCGCATCATAAACTGACCGGATAATCCAGCCCGCCAAAGTAAACGCTATGGCGGCGCTTGCGTTAAATAAAATTTGATAATCCATCAGTGCTGTTCCTGCGGCTTCAGGTTGACAACTGCCAACTGCTTTTTGGCCTTCTCATCTTCTTTAGCGTAATCCCTAATCATTTCAACGACTTCGTAAATTTCATCAGGCGTATATCTGCCTTTTGTGAAATATACAATGTTCATGATCAATTCTGTTGTGTCAAGTTTAACCAATTTTGGCATCCACTTCGTGAACAGTCTTAGGGATTTCGTGCTGTATCACTGACATTTTACCACCTTCACGGCGGTAAACAATCATGGTCATGGCATTAGCTGAATTGTAGCCCTGCGCCGAATGCCAAGAGTCTGACGGGGCCAGCGTGGCAAACCGTTCACAAATGACACCATTGTCGCATTCCTGTACTGTCTGGTGGTGATAGTGTCCCAGTAACCAGTATCGGTGGGTTGTCTCAGCCCAAGCCGTAGGCATTTCTCTGGGCATGATGGAAGCCAGCTTCTCGTTCCTGATCTTATCGCCGTGGTTAACGCCAAGTAAGGTCTTGCCCCACTGGACATAGTGAAAAGCGCCTTTCTGCTCAACAATGTTCACACGGTTGTTCTTGAAGAAGAAGCATTCCAAAGCCAATTGAATGGCCACCGCAGTATCCCAATCGTGGTTTCCACGGGCGATGACAACGGAAACCTTCTTGTGCTTTTCCAATAGCGTTTCAATGGCATAAATCAAAGTGTGCGCCGCCGCTCGCATTACTCGCTCATATCTGGTATCCATATCAACAGGTGTGCCGCGATGCGTGGTGCTATGCGAACTGTCCGAATGCACCAGATCACCAACACATACAAGCAGGGCGTTTTCTGAAGGTGGTGACAGGTCAACCAGTGTCGATATTGATTCCCTGATTTCTTTAGTTGCAATGGTTACGTCAAAATCTCTGTCTCTGGTCAGCAAGCCATCTGCCTTCATCCCGATATGCGCATCACCAATAATGATAGTTGGCATCAAGTCTTTGCTTAGTTTTTCTTTGCCGGCGTATTTCTTGGGCTTTGCTGGCGTTATCCCAGAGCATAGTTCGTCAACGAATGCTTTGAATGCGGCACGTTGGTTTTCCTGCTCCGCCTTAGTTTTTATCCAGACGGTGTTGCCTTCTTCGTCTTTGGTGAGCGTTGACTTCCCGATAATTTTTTGGCCGGGGTCAACGAATCTGGTCATGTCGCCGTGTTCTGTCCAGCCACGTTCTGCGGCCCGCAAGACAAGTCTTTCAAGCGTTGCATAGACGTTCTGGTGAGCAATACCAAGAAGTTTTGCGGCCCCGGCACAACTACCTGATTGCAGATATGCTTTGTGATATTCCCTCTGCCGCTCCGTTGCGCCAGCTACATCAAGAAATGTTTCATCTTCTGGTAGTTTTGTTTTATCCATAAAGCCTACTGTATCAAGCCGGTCATGGCAAAAATCATCGCGGTGGCAATAGCAAATCCAACGACAATAACTGCAAGATCAATCATGTCGCTGTTTCGTTTAGCTATTGCTCGCGCCGCCTCATAACGTCTTAAACGTATAATTCTGCGCTGACGCTCGAATTCCCTGAACGTATCGCCTTCCCCGCTGTAGATAAACAACTCCCTGATACGCCTATATTTCAACTGCATATCGCGGGCGTGGAGCGCCAACTCCATAGCTTCTTCTTCAATGCTTTTCTTTGCAAAGAGTTGCTTGGTGTTGGATGACTCTTGGTTTTTAATTCTAGCTTCATGTATCTGCTCGTTGGCATCAAAGAACTTCGATAGAGTACCCGCCATCTCGTGCAATTCTTTGCCGCGATCCACGCCGGCCTTTATGGCGTTGAAGGCCGCATTTGCCACGGATAACGCGGCGGCTACCTCTATCATTCTTAATTACTCGCATAAAAACTAAAATGTAACCCAGCCTGTAGTGTTGTCTTCTTGGTAAGCGTTCTCATCCCATATAGCGTTGCCATCAGGCTTTGGCAGGGGCGCGTTCCAGACAAAAGCTGTGGAGTCGTATGTCCAGCTTGCATACGGCCTCTGGTCTGGGCCTGCAGGGAGCGCGTTATTCGGGAAGCCGTCCTGTGCCGGTACGTCACGCAATGCGTTGCGGTAGTTCTGATACATGGTCTTGTCCTCATCGCTGAGTGGTGAGTCAGGAAGGATGGCCCAATCAGTCTCAGCCAGCCGTGCGTTACGCTGTGCGCGTACCTGTGCCTTCTTGTTGTTCAGGTCATTCTCTATGGCTTCAGCAGGACGGTCTATGACACTAAACGTCTGGTAGTAGGAACCATCACGTTCCTCAATAGCACCGTCAATCATTACCTGTGTGCCTGCATCAAAACTGGGACGGTCATCCTCCAGCAACTTAGCCATGTTCAAGTCAGCCAGAGCCGCATCGCTCAAGGGCAACGCAAAGCTGGTGTTAGGGTTAGCTTTTAGTATCTGCCTCTCGCTAACTATGACCCCGTTGGTGATGTCGTAATATCTCATTGTCGTTTACCTTGCGTTGAATACTTAAAAATATACTTTTCGGATGCCATGTATATCTATCTGTTACCGTGCGTTTGTGCCTTTAATATATTCAGCGGCCTTTTCTATAACTTCCGCATCATCGTTTAATAAGCCAATGGCCTGATTGCAGTTTGAGCAAAGAATCCCACGCACCTTCCCAGAAGAATGGCAGTGGTCTATTGCAAGCCTTTTCCCTTCCTGCTCTTCTGTTTTGCCACAAATCTTACAACCACCGCCCTGTTCTTCTAGCATCCTTCCATAGTCTTCTAGTGTAATACCATAGATGCGCCTTACAATTGCATCCCACCTATCAAGACCAGTCCAGTTCCAAGAACGATAATTGTCGCAATCTCGTGAGCGAATACCCTGCTTTAGATGCTTTGCGTTACGCAGATGAGTACCACCACATGATTTACATTCACATTCGTAAAGCAACGCACCGTTCTTTTCGGTCTTATCTGAAATGCCTAACACTTTGTACATCTCATCTTCATAAGCTACATACTTCGGTGAATTCCCTATTGCAATGCCTTCTCTGCGTTCCATATCAACGCCCCACGGAATACTTGAACGGCATTTCTGCGAATGCCATGTAGATGTATGAGGCTCCTGAGCCGTTAAAATTTGTGCCAGACCGTCTTAGCTTGAATCCATTTGATAAAAAGTCAAGGTCTTCGCTTCTAGCTAATTCAGCGTCGGGCTTATCTGGCTGAAGTTCTCTGCCCATATAGTTGTAAGGATCACGTTTTTCATCCCAAAGAACCCAATCACTCGTAGCATCAGTTCTTTTAATTACCACCCAAGCTGGCCTGAAGCCTGTCCAAATGTAACTACCATCTGCCGAGCCATTCCCGGTGTACGAGCCGAACTTACTGAAGCCTTCTACACTGTGGAAACAGTAGGCAACGTGTGATGTTCCGTTGTCGTTTACATAATCATAAGTGCCAATAGTAAAAACACTGCTTGTAGGAGATGTGTTATTCCAAAGTATGGAAGTTGATGACCAAGCCGCATTTAGATTTAGTCTAATCCAACCATTTTGTCCATTCCCAGAATTGGCGGCTTGAAACATAATAGGCCAATCAGAACCACCGCTTCTTGCTCTTGCTTTAACTATTACTACTTCTGGTGCTGAATTTAATCCATGCCCTACCGTAGAGTTTGTTGCGTTACCTGTGTAAGTAACAATACTAATCCCCGCATCAGTGTTAGCAGACACGGTAGAGGTTATAGAGCCGTCTGTGTTGGTTACTCCAGAGCCGTTGCCTTTCCAGTTCCAAGCAACGTAATCTTCAGCGTTAGTGTTTACTGCTACGTTACTGCCAACAGAAAATCCATTAGAATTAAAGCTAGATAGTGACTGTGCATCTGTTGCTTCAACGCTAGCTGAGTTGGAGGACAAATATTTAGTTGCACCACGAACAGCATCAAACAGCATATGATTGTCAAGCGCATCTCTGTTCTTAATCCATGTGAAGTCAGGCTGGAAGTCCAGAGTGCTAATGCTCTGACTTGTGCCGTTGCCTGTGTAGAGGATTGATGCAAATACTTCTGAAGTAAGTATGTCCGAGTTCGGGCCGATAGTGGGTTCTGGGAGGTTGGCTGTGGACATAGCTACAAAGTCTGTGCTTGGCGTGTAAGTCCACTTGTCTGAGCTAGTATGGATAGTACAGGCTGAGTTGTTATAGCCACCTGCCATGATAGCCCACCCACCATCCGGCATAGCAGTAAGGAGGTCTGTGTAAGCTACGCCTTGACTAGTGCCATTTTTGAAAAACTCAATCGTCCCGTTGTCCATGTCCAAATCACAACCCATAACATCGCCAGTTGTCCACGTTGCTCCGTAAGCTGTAGCAGAGCCACCGTCCAAGTATTTAGTTGCGTTGTTTCTATAAAATCTTGAGATAGATGGATTGCCTTCTCCTACGTTAGCACCAACAACGCCGATGTATTGCTCACCGCCAACTGCATTACAAGTCTGCTCCCAATACCACTTACCGCTTGTAACAGCCATAGTGCCGTAGGCATATTCAATAAAACCAGCGTCATCAAAAGTTGCTTTTAGATTACCTTCTGCCAAAACAGCTTTATAGGATGTGCTTCTAAACTTTAACGGATTCCATGTTGCATGATTTGACGTAGGCGTATCTGTCATCTGGTCTGAACTTGTCAGCCCTGAAGGAGTCCAGTTGTTACCGTTGCCTGATACGTCTGTGCCGAGTGCGGCAGAGTTTGAGAAGTCTAAGTAGAAGCCGTTATTGCCCCAAGTGATGCCGGACAGGTTAGACGGACACCAGATGTTATTTTTATCTTCTCCGAAACTGGAAGGCGTTAGTGCTTGCCCGTCTACAAAAGCTACTTGTGCTAAATACAAATCGCAATACCATGTAGAAGTGCTAGATAGTCTTCGCCCTATATTGTGTACGACACCGGAAGCATTAAAGTCCCAAGCATCGCCAGACCCCGGATAGACTGTTCCAGAAAGGTCAGTAACGCGAACATTATTAACATAAATCTTTACTCTGTCTGCGGCAGTACCGTTATCTGTATCAACAGCTATAACAACGTGCATCCAAGCACTCGGGTCTCTATAGACTGCTGTTGTTGCCACATAGGTATTGGGAGGACTTACCGCATCCCAGTTGAGACGAATCTGGTCATCAGATTCAAAACCCAGATTACTCCTTGCGTAACCCGCAACATTACCAGCAGAGAATACCGACATATTCGCACTGAGGTTAGCGCGCTTTGTCCAGAAAGAGAAAGTAAAGACATTCTGGTCAGTGGGGGTGCCCGCTGTCCATGAAAGATAAGCAGAATCATTGTCATTAAACAGCGCAGAATAATCTATCGTATACGGATAGAAGTCACCGCCAGCATTTCCAGCGGCGGCTTGTAGCATTTTGCGTGAAGAACTGCTCATTAAGCCATTCCCTGTCCAGCAGTGAAGCCGTACCAAGTAGTACCGCCATCGTGAGTGAAGAATGTAAAGACATCTGTTGCGCCACTAGCTGACAGCGTAGGTGCTGTACCACCGGGCCAGTCAACAGAGGCGGGCCATGTGATAGCAGAGCCGTTGTTGACAACCTTCAGGGTGAAGCTAGAGACAGTCCCGGATGTAGCGGCATTGCTGAACGTGTAAGTCACCGCACCAGCCATTGCTGTGGAGAAGTTGTTGCCTGTATTCAAGTCTATGGTGACTGCACCGCTTGTGCCTGTGGCATTGTAGTCTTCAATGTACTGACCTGTGACTGAGAGATTGCCGTTACCATCTAAGTAGGCTAACGCACTCCCACCCGAATTAGAGAATTGCAACCTGCCCGCAGCGTCACCGCCAATAAATACACCGGAAGTTGCATTGTTGTATTGGACGTAGAGGGAAAATGGTTCCCCGTTAGCAGTAAGAGTGGTGCGACCATTGTTTACTACAACATTGCCACCGTCTGTGTAGAGAGCGTTGCCTGAGCCGTTCTGGTCGATGAAGATGCCGTTGCCTGTGCCGTTGTTGGTGATTGAAAGCGGAACTGTCGTAGCTGATGCGCTCGAAACGTAGGCGGCAATAAGCTGTCCCCCACCTGTACCATCACCCTGTACATAAATTCCTTGTCCGTTGCTAAGCGAGTCAACGTCAAGCCGCAAAACCGAGCCAGTCTGTTGGGCTGATGTAATCTGTACTGTTCCGCCGCTAGTGGCGGCACTATCAATATTCAGCGCAACGCCATTGCCATTCTGGTCGATGAATACGCCGTAGCCGGTGCCATCGTTCCGTATAGTTGCCGCCCTTCCTGTTGCTGATGCGTGGTCAACAAAGGCGTAAAGCAATCCACCTGAACTGGAAAAAGATGCACTATTAGAATAGGCGTAGACACCGTTTCCTGCGGTAAGGGTATCTGCATCTATCTGAAGTACAGATTGGTCGGTGCATTCCGTATCCACATAGATAGAACGTCCATTACCATTCTGGTCGATGTATACGCCACTGCCAGTGCCATCGTTTATAACATTAAAAGCGGTTCCCGTTGCAGAGGCATTATCTATATGCGCTCTTAGCAACCCAGTACCCACAAAAGATGCTGAATTGGAATAAATCCACGCACCCAATCCATTTGTCAGAGAGTTAGCTTGCACATAAAGCGGTGTTCCAGAGGTGCTTGCGTCAGCATTGATATTAACAGTTCCAGATGTTGTCGCCTCACTATCAATGTTCAGCGCGATTCCATTACCATTCTGGTCGATGAAGATGCCGTTGCCTGTGCCAGAGTTTTCAGCGGTGAGAGCCGGGGCTGTTGAACTAGCATTGCCTTGATATACATAAAAAACATGCCCTGCTGTGTGAACCCCTGTATTTCTTATATCTACAACCTGCTCAGACGTATTGGTGGCCGCAACGTACATTGAGCGAGTGTTGGAGGCGGCCCCAGCGATGTGTAGTTTATAAGAAGGCGTGGTGCCTATGCCAAACCCTGTGTCGTTAAGATAAGCAAGTGCGCTTGCAGATGAGTTGTAGAAACTTAAATCGTAGCTTGAACTTGAACCAATATAGCCAGTTGTAGTGCCATTGTTATTAAATTCTAACTTTATGTCATTACTATTAGTAGAGTTAATTTCAAGAGGCACTCCCGTTGTTTTTGCAGTAACAGCAGTGAAAGTACCAGCAGCCGGGGTTGTACCACCAATGGTAGTGCCGTCAATGGTGCCACCATTAATATCTGTGGTTGTCAAAACAGACGACGCAATGGTCATTACTCCGGTAGAGTCTGCAATACTAGATGACGCAGTACCGTCGTTAGCCTGTATGTTTGTGACTTTGATTGTGTCAAATTCTCCGGTGCCTTGATCTAAATTAGCCATCGCGTCAACAACAGCGGCAGAAGCTCCAGCCCCATCTAAATAGACAACCTTTGTTGCACCACTTTCTATAGTGACATTTGCGCCAGAACCTTGACTTATATTGATGCTCTGGGAGCCTGTAGTGGCGTTTTCTATCCACATTACGCGACTAACGGTGTTGGGGGCAATCGTAAGAGTGCGTGTGGCAGTCAGCGTAGCGGAGGAAGTTACCTTAAAGTACATCGCACGAGCGGGATCGGCGGCACCATCCGCAACGGTAGTGGTGGCATCTGCATCAGAAGAAAAGCAGTCTTGAGTGCCATACCCCATAGCATCAGCGATAAGGGAAAGGTTGGTATTTGTACTTGTACCCCAAGTGCCATCCTCGTCACCGGTGGCTATTTCTTTAAGCCTTAAATCATTATCGTAAGTAGCCATTGGCTTTACCTCAGTTCAGTGTAGTGCCGCTTGCCGGGGGTACGGAAGTAGCGTAAATCTTCATGTTCTTTTGCAAGTTTAAGACCTGCCCACAATCAGAGCAAGTATCCGCTGATAACTCAGATTCGTCCACATCAAAGCCGCAGTTTGCACACAAAATCTCAATTTCGTGCTTGGGGTCTATACCGCTGTCTAAATTAACTGCTTGTGCTGTCGTCTTCATGCCGCAATATCCACCCAATTTGCTGTTTGACTTGGGACTATTTCTACCCAATTCGCTGTCTGATTGGGGATTATTTGACCCCAAACCAAGACCGTTCCTACCTGTCCAGTTGCTTGTACGCCTGTCGGGAACGCTGTGGCACCCAAACTTAGGCTTACCGTACCTACCGCGCTATTAGCGGCAACGCCCGTGACGTTGACGTAAGTTATTGTTATTACTGTAGCGGAGCCTAGTGTAGCCGTTCCAGCAACTCCAGTTACACTTACATTTGCATTGGATACTATGGATGTCGTACCTAGCCCTGTAGCGCCAACAACCCCGGTTACACTTACGTTTGCATCGCCTGTAGCTGTGGCACTTCCAAGGGCCGTAGTTCCAGCAACTCCCGTCGGATAGACGTTTGCCGTTGCCGTAATGGTGACGGAATTAAGGGTTGTTGTTGCCGAAACCCCTGTTACTGTTACATTTGCATCAGCAGATACGCTTTCCTCGCCCAATGCTGTTGTGCCAACAACTCCTGTAGGGTAGACGTTGGCACTTGCTGTTATAGAAACCGCACCCACCGAAGTGGTGGCTTCAAACGAAACACTACCTTCGCCAAAGGCTTGTTCGCCCCATCCGGCGCGACCCCAGCCTCCTAATGCAAAGATAAGATCAGCCATTTACTAGGCAATCCTAATGATTGCATTAGACGCATCAGCAGTCGGGAAAATAATAGTGAAGTCACCGGCAGACGAAGACTTGTCGGAACCGAAGTCCAGAACCGCTACTGATTTGTCAGACTGAGTGCTGTTGTAGATCAACGCGCCCCTAGCTGTAATGGTGGATGTAGACCAAGTGGTATCTGCAAAATCAGTGTAGGCTGTGGTGCCAGAACTTGTAGGAGCCACGGTAGTCAGCGTATTTCCACCCGCACTATAACCAGTGCCAGATGCTTCGTTTGAAGTGCTGTAAGCCGTAGTAGTTGCGTCCAGTGTTGCAGAGCTAGTAAACAACGCTATTTTCATTGTGTCAGCAGTGGTGCTTCCACGGGCTACAGTAGTCCCAAAAGCGTGAATGCCGTTAAGCAGTTCAACCTTAAAAGACGTACACATTGCTTGTGTAATTGCCATGATAATTACCTCATAATTTACTGATAATTCGAGCCAAGTCAGCGTGGCCCTGTTTTGCTAACTCGGCGCAAATAGTCGTCCTATCTGAGCGAATCGCCTCTTGCATATAGAAGACCAGTAAATGCTTAATCCGATCCCTATATGCGTATGCTTGGGCTTTAATCGCTGGATCAGCGGTTTCACTGATGGACAGCATCTTTTCCAATGCCCTCTCAGCAAGCTCCTCTGGCGTGTGCCCACGGTTCTGCGTAGTAACTACCTTTACGTCAAACCCAATATCATTCTTTGCCGCTGTGCCCAGCATTAAGCTACCTCTTTTCTAACTTGACCAGACCGATACGCATCTTGACGCATCTTACCGTCGCCAAGATTTTTAAGTAGAACAACGGATTGCGCGTACATTTTCTCATACAAAGCAACCATATCAGGCTCACCTTTAAGGAACCTAATAGCCTCAATAAGCGCACCATTTAATAGGGCGGAGTCAAACTCATCCCCAAGCCACGTCGTACCGGCAGTAACAATGGATTCAGGGTAATAGCCATAATGAAGCTCTACTACGTAATTGCTGTCCGGTGTCGGCCCTAAAATAAACGCAGTATCGTCAAAGAACCCATAATGCTTGGGAACCCCCGTGGTATTAGGGTTTGGGTAGGCTTCACGAATAAAGTTGACATCCTTATCGAGCAAATACTGGAAGTTGCCATCACCGTCTGTTAGAGCCAAAGAGAACACATACAGCATATCCGTCGGGTATATCAGGTACTTATTCCCAGAAGTCACGTTACCAGTCTGATTCCGGCGCAGTTCAGGTATTTGTACACTGTTATATATCTTCTGCTCTGCCTGTTCGGTAAACATAGCAAGCTGGGCATCTGTGAACGTGTTTTCACAAATGTCTTGGATATTTGTCTTTAATTCGGTGTAGTTCACCAGAATTACCTCTTACGCCATTGGGCCACGGGCCATCGTGCCTTTGGTAGCCGCGCCATTACCACGAGTTTTTACGCCGCTGGTCTTCATATCAATCGGCTGGTTACAGCAATCAGCAACCTTATAAATCTTAGGCTGGTTAGCCATTTTGGTTACTTTTGGTTGTTTCTGTTTCATCTCGTAACTCCTAACTTGTTGTTACTGTTACAGTTCCTACGGCTCCGGTTCCTTCTAAATTATCAGGAGTAAGCCCATCGTTATTGTTGAATCCTACAGGGTTCCATCCCCATTGAATATCTCTACTTGCTACTAACTCAGCGGAATCTGGCCTTGGGTCGCGCACAGCCTGTGGGTCTTCAATAACAAATTCCCCTAGATGTAACTGTGGCTGGTCTGGGTTCCAGCATTCCGGGCAAGCCTTTATATTCGTGACTTGACCTTTTACTACTAAATTCTTTAGCTGACGTAGGCGGTACTGAAAGCCACAAACGTCGCATATAGCAATCGCATTGACCGCAGCAGAATAACGCGCCATTAGACAGCCCTAAACATACGCGGTACGAACTTAACAGAGGCTTTCTCCCTGTCTTCGCCAGCCGCTAGGTCAAACTGTTTCTCGTATTCAGCCTGTAACATCGGTACTCGGGGCATCAAATCTGGCTCTTTCATGGCAATGTAATAGGCCAAACCAGCCATTAAACACGGCAGGAACCTGAAGTTCATATCGGCAGTTTCTGCTCCAGCCCCAGCGTCCTGAATCCTACGCATACGCCAGTATACAAAGGTGTAGTCGTTGCTATCCGGCACAGGCCACACAGTTATTGAGGGGTTGTCCCTACCTCTGTCGATGTAAACCTGTATGGGTCTGCCCTGCGAAATCTTGTTCGGTATAGACGAGTACGTAGAAACACTAATACGCGATATGTTTAGGTCTGACTGTGTACTTACGTTACCAGCACCCGTCCGTATAACTTGCTCCATCAAATCAATAGTATCGGCTGGTAGGTTGTAAGTGGCTGTGCCTGTGGTTAGGGCCAGTGTCCCCTCGTCTATAGTCCACATATTTATGCCGCGATTTTGCCACTCAATTGTGAGCAAATTCATAGACCTACGGGCGGTGCGCAGGTCATAACCTGAACGCATTTCCCTACCGGCACGCTCCCACGCTTCTTCCGCAATCTCGGTGAAGTCTGGGTTAAATGTCGTAGTGCCTGATGTAGCCATTTACTTTTTCCTCTTTAGCGGGGACACCCTACGGGGCGCACCTGCGGGCTGGCCTAGCCGTTTCTTTTGGCTAATCCTCGACTTCTTCTCCGTTGAAGTCATTTCAGAGGCGGTTTTAGGGGTCTTACTAGACACCCTCTTAGTGGGCCTACAGTACGGTGTACCGCGTTTTTCACCCTCTTGACGTCCGCACGCCTTCCCTGTACGGACGTCCTTCCAGTCCTCTTTAAACCAGCGTTTAAGGGCTGCGCCCTTTTTAGTCTTACGAACCGCCACGCGATTTCTTCCTACATTTGGCTATGGCCCCTGAAGCGTAGGCAGAAGGGAACACTTTGTACTGGGCTTTTACCTTGTGGTAACAAGCGTCCTTTACGGTGCCCCCTTCTTTCATGCCACAGCCACAGCCTTTTTTGTAATAGCTTTTCATCGCATCTTACAAACTTTACCGCCGCGAGCCATGCCGTAGCCACGGACTTTGCCGCCTTTTTTTAAGGCTTGACCTGAAGAATCAATTTTACCTTCATCACGAAGCTGTTTGTACGCATTTGCTCTAGCATTTGCACCCCTAGAAAGCGTATAGCCCTTTGACCCATCCTGTGCATCCATTACAAACTTTGCATAGCCGGGAAGATTTCCTGAACGCGGTCTCTCATTGAAGTCACCTTGCTTTAGTTGCCTTCTAGCCTCTTCCATTGCGGTTTCAGTGCTGTATTTTTTTCCGTTGTGGGTGAAAGTTTTAGCCCCACGCTTACGTGCATTTATGAAAGCCGCATCGAATTTTTCAGCCGCTGTTGCCATCGTCTTTACCTCATCTTACAAGGACGTACGCCCTTCATGGCCTTACCAGCCCCACGGACGCTACCGCCGTGTTCATACTGCATTACCTTGCCGCCGCCCATCATTCTATGTTCTGAATCTTTCATCATAGAGCCGTCGGGCATTTTGTGGTATCCAGTCATACCACCCTTGTTCATTCTTTTAGTACCGCAATTTGACATTTCGCCACCTCGTTTGAATTTTTTACCTTCATCGGCCTTTTCGTAGTCTTTGCCCACGCTCTGTGGGATTCCTACTTTCTTGGCAAACTTCGGGTTGTTAGCAACTGCTACCATCAAATCATGTTGTTTCTTTGACTTGCTTGGCATTTTGTCACCACTTCACCTTGTCGGCCCAATACGCAGCGCTCATTTTGCCGCGCTTTATATTCTTGGCATGACGGGCTTTAAAAGACTTGCGCTTGGCTTTCATCCGCGCAGATTCGCCTGCTTTGGGTTTGCCAGCAGTGCCAGATACGGTTCCTACTTTTTTACCCTGCTGTCCAAAACGGATGATCTTCTCCGTACCACCCTCGCAAGCCTTCACAATGTGGGACTTTTTAGGGTGGCTCGGAGTGCTACGCGGCGAATTACACGCCATAGCTTTCTTATCGACCTTACCGCCAGCCTTAAAATAGCGACGCATAAGAATCTCCTAGCTATAAAACACCGTCATAGCAGTTATATTGGTAAGCGCAGTTATGTAGACATCTGTAGCAAACCGAACCCCATTGTCAGGAATATTGACAGAGTGGGAGTCAGAAGCCAGAAAGTCTAAGTCCAGCAGGGTCGCTCCACCATTACCATCAGTAATAGTAAGTCTGCCAGCGCCAGCACTGGTAAGAACTTGTACCTGTCTTACACGCGCAGGGCCAACAGCCAGAGAACCCGTCCCCGTAACTCGCTTACTGGAAACATCAGAACTTGGCATATCATCCACCCATTAGGAGAGGTTGTTATTCTGGATGTACAGAATAGTTACAGTCGCAACA